ATATTAGTTCCATCTAAAAAACCAAGTATTGGTCGTGCATTTGCTAGACATCTAGCCGAGGGTGGACAATATAATGATGAACGTTGGGCACATATTAAAGAAATGGCTGAAGATATTGGCCGATTGGGTGGATTTGTTAGGGCAACCAGGATCGGCGAATGGGTTGAACCACTATCTACTGTTATAAATGAGGCTACTGGGGCATATGAATCCCTACGTTCAACTATCAAACGTTTACAAACTACACGTGGTTATAATCAATATTTTACTGAATGGAAACCAAACATAACAGAAATAAAAGATGAATCAAATTTTCTAGAAATGTTTGTATCAAATGTTGTAGATCCTAGAATTGAACGTGCAATACCTACACTTACTAAGTTAGGTATACATGCTACAGAGGTAGCAGAAAGTATTGAATTTACTGATTGGGCAAATAATATAGTTGAAGGTTTAACTCAGGAAGAAGAAAAAAGTGTTGACGAATTAGCAAAATTATTGTCTGACAGTGAGCCATTGACGGTGGGACCTAATGCAATTAATGCTATTGGTGTTCTTGATCCCCTATTAGATGATGGCAAGAACAAAAATGAATTATTTGCTGAGTTAGAATTATTATCACGCGGTAGTGGTGAGCATAATGGTAACCCAGACTATGATGCTAAACCTGCGATAGAAGTATGGTTACAAAGGCATGCGGAAGATAGTAGCGATAATTTCTACAGTAGGGTATTAGGCAAAATTGATATGGCGGATGATTCTGGTGAAAAAATTGCACCTAAAGCAAAACCACCAGCACCTACTGCTCCTGTACCTGGTGCTGTTGTGCCACCTGCCCCTTTAGAAGAAGATAGTATTGATGAGCAAAAAAATAAATCTGTTAAAATCAGGAATTTTGTTGCAAAACATGCCCAAAAGAGCGGTGCAGGAAAGCATGGCAAATCTGGTTATGCTAGGCATGTTAAACACAAGAAAAAACTTGGTGAAGATGAGTACGGTGACTACGAGGAGAATCCAGTTGCAACGGCTATCCGCGGGAGAATTGTTAGAACCAGAATTGATTTACTTAAGCAGTATGGGCTAGACAAGGTTAGCCAGGCAGTAGATGATATAGCAAGTGGTGTAAGCAGAGTAAGTGAAATTGGCTCAAGTGATGTAAGTGGGTGGGTTAAACAGGTTGAGGATTGGCTACACCGCCAAGACACCAGCGTTGATGCACCAATGGAAGCAGTAAACGAACACCTATTAGCAATAAAGAAGTTAAGTGGCATCAAATGAATCTATTAGAACAGTTTGTAGACTGGATTAATACAATAAATGAGGTAAAATACCTTGCAGAGAGTAAGGGGCATATGGATCACCCAGAAGATATGGTTATCTTAGGTGGACTACCAGGCTATATGCCACTACCAACTGTACTACAAACAATGGATCGTGCTGCTAAGGATCCAGGTGCAATTACAATTAAATTTGACGGTTATCCAGCCCTTGTTTTCGGTTCTGGTCCAGATGGTAAATTCCAGATAATGGATAAGCACATGTTTAATCGTGCTGGTGGTCGCCCAGAAATACATAGTCCACGTGATTTTGCTAGGCATGAGGCAGCACGTGGTGAGCGAGGCCGTAGTGAACTAGTTGATATTGTTAACAAACTATGGTCATCCTTGCAACGTAGTTATGTTGGTCCAGGTTGGTATATGGGTGATCTAATGTTTAATCAACCACTAAAAGATAATGGTGGCGTATACGAATTTAGACCAAATCCAAATGGCATCCTTTATAAAGTAGGAGTAGATACTGAACTAGGCAAATATCTAACTAATAAGAATGCCGGTATCGCAGTACACCGATGGCTTGATCCAGCCGCAATTGGTACAGAAGATAACGTAAAATGGTTAAGTGATTTAGGTAATCTTAAACCAGCCGGCGATGTTGCTATACTTCCGGTAAGTATGCCTGTAAAACCTAATATTAAGTTAAACAAGGCTTTACGTAGTGCTGCCGAAGGCGCTGCATCTAGTCAGTCAGCGATTGATGAATTTATTAGTGGTGCACCACAAACAGCATCAACATTTGCTAACCATTTTACTGTTTATCTTAACAATAAAATAGTTAGTGGCAATCTAGGAGGATTATATACTGGGTTCCCCTCATGGATGCAGCAACGTCTGGATAGTCAATTGGCGGCCAAAAAATTAAGTCCAAAAATGCATGCCGCACTTAGTGATTATCTAAAACAAAATTCTGCGGTAGTCAAACAGTTGTTTAAAAACTGGATAGATGTTTACAAATACAAGATGGATGTTGTTAAGCAGATTGAGAAGGCTGCAAAACAAAGCCCAATTAAAGGATATCTACAGAGTGGACAGGAAAGTCAAGAAGGTTTTGTATTTGGTGGCCTTAAATTTGTTGATCGTCAGGGCTTTTCAGCACAAAACTTAGCCGCCCGTACAGCAGTTACTGAAGATGTGGAGCCACAGAATACACTTGTAATTTACCCAGGCGGATTTCACCCATTCCACTTAGGTCATGCTAGTGTCTTTGACCATCTTGCACATAAATTTCCAGATGGTGAAGTTTTTGTTGCGGCGACAAATACCACAACTGAGCGACCATTTACCTTTGATGATAAGAAGTTCTTAGCAAACCAGAGTGGTGTGCCAAAAGACAGGTTTGTTCAGGTAAATAGCCCATACCGTGCCGAAGAGATTACCACGGATTTTGATCCTGACAACACAGTTCTTGTGTTTGCCGTAAGCGAAAAAGACGAAAATCGTTTTAGTTTTTCTTCCAAAAAGGACGGTAGTCAGCCGTATTTTCAACCATACACAGATGACCAAAAAGAACCATTTAGCAAACATGCCTACATTTATATAGTTCCAAAAATTGATTTTAAGATTGCAGGTAAGAAGATTGACAGTGCAAGTAAGATTAGGGCAATGTATGCTGATGGTAGTGACGATACTAGAAAAGAAATAATCAGTGATTTATATCCTCTAGGCAAAGCACCTAAGAAAATTAAAAAAGTTTTAGATGGTGTTCTTGGTGGGTTAACAGAGGCCGATAATCCAAATTATTTTGGTGGCAGTAGCCAAAGTCCAATACCAGGAACACCCGGAGACTTGATACCAGGTCCATCTGAAGAAGAAGTTAAGCACTATAAAAAAGAAATGGCAGACCTAAAACGGTTTATGGGCTATAAATAAGTGCAAAAAAGTTAGTTTTACCAAATTACCGATAAATAGTATTGACATTTAGAATAGTTAATATATACTATGCTATATGTCAAAGCCAGTTTCTCACTGGCATTACATCTAAGTTTAAAGTTTTAGTTTTTGACCAAGTTTTATTTAAGGAGAAAAAATCATGTCAACACTAGCAGAAATCCGTGCCAAGTTACAGGCACAAGACACCCGTACTCAACAAAATCAGGAACGTAGTCAATCAGATAGTGCACTATTTCCATTCTGGAATATGGCAGAAGGCACTAGTGCATCTGTTCGTTATCTACCAGATGGTGATAGCGCAAACTCATTTTTCTGGATTGAACGCAGTCTAATTAAACTACCGTTTAATGGTATTAAGGGTCAAAGTGATAGTAAACAGGTTACTGTACAAGTTCCATGTATGGAAATGTATGGTGAAAGTTGCCCAATCCTTACCGAAGTTCGTACCTGGTATAAGGACGATAATCTTAAGGAAACAGCAAACAAGTATTGGAAGAAGCGTACTTATCTATTTCAAGGTTTTGTACGTCAAAGTCCACTAAGCGATGATAAGACTCCAGAAAATCCTATCCGTCGTTTTGTAATTAGTCCACAAATTTTTGCAATTATCAAGTCCAGTCTAATGGATCCTGAAATTGAAGAATTGCCAACCGATTATCTACATGGTCTTGATTTTAAGATTGTTAAGACCCAGAAGGGTGGTTATGCTGACTATTCAACTAGTGGTTGGGCACGTAAGGAGTCGGCACTAACTGAAGCCGAACGCCTTGCAATTGAAGCACATGGACTATTTAATCTCCGTGAATTTCTACCTAAGAAGCCAAGTGAGGCTGAAGGCCGTATTATCCGTGAAATGTTTGAGGCCAGCGTTGATGGTCGACAATATGATCCGGACAAGTGGGGTGCATATTATAAGCCCTGGGGTCTACAGATTCAGAATTCTGGATCTAGTGGTGAAGAAGAAATGCGTAGTGCTCCAGTAAAGACCGCAAGTCAACCTCGAGCCGAGGATACAACTCCACCATGGGAAGAGCAAACTCCAGCAAAGGAAGTTAAGGTTTCCGCCGCCGCTTCAAGCGGTGACAAGGCACAAGACATCCTTGCTATGATCCGTAGCCGTCAGAACAAGACAGCCTAATAGTAGTAGAATAGGCACCGGGGTAAAATCCGGTGCTACCATACATAATGGAGGAATAAAATGACACTACCAGACGAACGTTACCGTGCTCTTAAGCAAGGTAAAAAATTATTGGAAGAACTATGTGATCCAGGTAAAACACCACGTGTACCAAGCATCGTGCGCCAACGTGCCCGCGGCGTATTGCGGCATTACCCTACCGATTATGAGTTTGAAAAGTTGGCACAAGATAGTCCAGAACTACTTAACACAGAACCCTTTTCAGTGTATCATAGCCGTCAAGTTGCAAATAGTAGGGGATAAAACGTGGTAAAACCATTTGATGTAAGTAAATTTAGAAAAGACATTACAAAGTCTATTGAGGGCCTAAGTGTTGGTTTCAATGATCCCACTGATTGGATTAGTACCGGCAACTATGCCCTTAATTATCTTGTGAGCGGGGATTTCAACAAGGGTATCCCCCTAGGCAAAGTTACAGTATTTGCCGGCGAAAGTGGATCAGGTAAAAGTTATATCTGCTCAGGGAATCTGGTCCGCCATGCCCAAGAACAGGGCATTTATGTAGTACTAGTTGATAGTGAAAATGCACTAGATGAAGACTGGCTACAAAAACTAGGTGTAGATACTAGTGAAGATAAACTGCTAAAACTTAATATGGCAATGATTGACGATGTTGCCAAAACAATCAGCCAGTTTGTTGTAAACTATAAGGCTCTACCACCAGAGGACCGTCCAAAGGTACTATTCATTATTGATAGCCTAGGTATGTTGCTTACACCTACCGATGTTAATCAGTTTGAGGCTGGTGACATGAAGGGTGATATGGGTCGTAAACCTAAAGCCCTAACAGCATTGGTACGTAACTGTGTTAACATGTTTGGTTCACTAAACATTGGCATGGTGGCAACTAACCATACATATGCTAGCCAAGATATGTTTGATCCCGATGATAAAATCTCTGGCGGTCAGGGATTTATCTATGCTAGTAGTATTGTTGTTGCTATGCGTAAGTTAAAGTTGAAGGAAGATGAAGATGGCAACAAGGTCAGCGAGGTCTTAGGCATCCGTAGTGCTTGTAAAGTTATGAAGACCCGTTATTCAAAGCCATTTGAAAGTGTACAGATTAAAATCCCATACACTTCTGGTATGAATCCATACAGTGGCCTGCTTGACCTATTTGAAAAGAGTGGCCTGCTAAAGAAAGAGGGCAATCGTCTAGCCTATACCTCACTGGATGGTGAAATTGTTAAGCATTTCCGTAAGGGCTGGGAGACAAATGATGGTGGCTGCCTTGATCTTGTAATGACTGAATTTGGCAAACAAAAAATAAATAGTAAAGTTCAGGAGGAGCAAGAGGAATGAGTGTTAGTTTAGCAGCAGAAATTTGGGGTTTAGTGCGTGATGCATTGCCAGAAGACGATGTTGAGCAATTAGCAGATGGTTTAGTTGGCATTTTAGTTGATAGTGGTTTTGACTTGGATGATATCCGTTATGAGTTTACCGGTGACCGTGAAGTTGAGGCTGCGATTAAATGGTATGCTGATGATGCTGAGACTGAAGATGCTGATGACTACGGTGATGGTGGAGATGAAGACAGTAATTGGTAACCTACGTAGGCTGATGTGAACTGGTATACACAAATAACACAAAATCTGGCAGTATTGCCAGATTTTATTTCCCACTATGAAACTGAACTACAGGCTGCTAAAGCAGAATGTGGTATCAAAGGTGTGGTTGAAAAGAATATAGCCGCCTTACCCGGCATAACTGAACACCGTTTTAATCAATTACAGGTTATTGAGGCGGTGTTAAACTACCTTAATATACAATTACGCAAGACAAGATCGCAGGCGTTTAAAAAATATCTTGAAGGTTATAACCGGGCACTAACTAGCAGGGATGCTGAACGCTATTGTGATGCTGAACAGGATGTGGTAGATATGGAAACCCTTGTCAACGAGGTTGCTCTGTTACGTAATAAGTGGCTAGGTATTATGAAGGGGTTGGAAGCAAAACAGTGGCAGATGGGGCACATTGTTAGATTAAGAACGGCTGGTATGGAAGATATTACGGTTTGATATAAATACTACTATGCGTGACTTAATAAATTTATTAGATAATATTCTTACTGAGGCAACCTTAACTGCTGCCGAGATGCCACCTAAAAAAATGTCATCGGTGGTTGATCCTGCTACTGGTCAATTAATGTCCAGACAACAATTATTTTTATGGAAAGTTACCAATGGTAAACCATTTGTAACAAAAGATGGAGACGAAGTTGTTATTGATCCAGCACAAAAACAACAAGTGGCAAATTGGTTACAGCAAGGAATGCCAGCCCCTATAACCTTAAACACAACTGATGGTGGTACAATAAAAAATACAAATCTACAGAAAACTGTAGAATTTGGAAGTAAAGAATCGGAACAAATTAAAGTTAAAGGTTCTGATGTTTTCGCCTCAGATGATGTTGAAGTTGAAGAATTAGGGAATAAGATAGAAGATATATTGGATGCCGGCGGCTTCCCTGTTATTGAAATGTATGACGTTTTAGAAAGAAGTCCACAAATTAAAAAACTAGGTAAAGTTGGTAAGGCTATACTAAGTATGTCAAAACAGATCATAGACGGTAAAGTTCCTATTTTCCCCAAGGATCTATCTGAACAGGAAATTAAAGCGATTGAATTGTACGCTAGCGAATACCTGGGTGTTTTAGGTTTAGCGGCAAGAATCGTGCCATTTAAACAGGGTAATAGAGAA